GTCTAACAAACTGGCGATCAACATCGTATCGACAATGCGGCCGTTTAATTGAAAGCCTTCCCGCTTAAGCCAACCGGCGTCGTACTGCGCGTTATGCATGACTTTTTCACAAGGCAATTCAAATACCTTCTTGAGCCACTTGCTTATAATTCTTTTGTCTAAGTTACCCCCGCCCTTATGCCCTACGGGAATATAGCCGGACCAATCGTCGGTCGCGATGGCATAGCCCACCACTTCACCGTTGCCGGTCGCCCATCCCGGACCCATCGTTTTGATGTTCGGGTCGCGCGTTTCGACGTCAATCGCAATGCGCTTGGCACTGCTTAGGTGACGGAGGCACCCATTCGGTCTTTGGCGTAAACATCGCCATTTGCAAACTCATAAATCATCCTCGGGTGCCGGCTCATCTTCTGGCACGACTTTCTTAACAAAGTAAAACTTTAGACTCGGCGCATTTGGCGAGGCGTCTGGCTTACGTTTGTACGCATTGATCCAGTATTCGACGCCGTCGATGGTCGCATTGCCTGTGAAATCAGCGTGGGTTTCTTTTTCTTTACGCTTGTTGCCCCAGATTGCACCCTCGTTATTTCTGTCACTCATCGTTATCCTCCACTTGATGCACTAGTTTCATGAACTCTGACTTCGGTATCCACCGAATCAATTCCCCCATCAAACGCGACGTCGGCCACTCATACATATCTGACATCAACAATTCGACTTCTTTTGGGTACTCTCGGCGTACCCAGTTCATTTGATCTTTAGTCATCGGTCATTTCCCCACCTATTGCCGCATAGCCTGCGATATCTACCCAAGAATCCGTATGGTCCAAGCTCTGACACAGACGGCTCATCTTGACCGCAATCATGCACAGCACCACTTCTTCCCTTTTAACGTTTACGTCGAGGATGGCGGACCAGATTTCAGCAATGCGCTCGTGATTCGTGAGCGGATCACCGTAAACCTCGTCTCTAATTTCTGCCGTCAGTTCTCCTGCAAGTTCCAATATGTCTTTACGATTCATGCTCCAAACCTCTTAGCGTGAGTAATGTGGGGAAAGTTAAAAGCCCTTTCATACCGATGCGAGTAGCGAGATACCATCTGCTCAACGACGCGGTAGCTTTGCTCAAAGTGTTCTGCGGTGTCTTTAACCGAGCCACACTTGCTCCAATACCGCATGATTTCGTCAACTGAAGGACCTTCTGGTTTTCGGGTATTCATATCCACATTTTCCTAATCTCAAAATTTCCAGTAAAGAGGGACTGCATTTTTTTAAGTTGTTTTTCCGCTTCGGTTATTGTTGCAAAGCTGTACCAACATTTATTGTTATGCCAAATTTCAAACTTCATAGTTCATAACTCCTTGAAGTGTCTTCCGGTTCTACGATGAATAAGTTTTCGCGCGTTCTTGTTACCCCAACATAAAACACACGGTGTAGGTCGTCGGGGTTGTTCCGCGCCGCTTTCTCTGCCGCCGGAGATAAATCTGTAAAAAGTACAACGTTGTCGGCTTCACCACCTTTTGACCCGTGAATCGTGGACACTGTAATGCGAGGCTCGCCATTGAACTTCTCGCCGCGACGCAGTAGCGCAATGATGTACGCTCGATCCTGTTCTGGCAGTTTGTCCATTGCGACGTGCCAGATCATATCTTTGTCTGCCGTGAGGCCGTGGTCCGCGATCAACGTATTGAGATCCACCATGTCTTCATCAGCAAGCGCAGGCAGTTTCTTAAAACCCCGCGCCACGCGTTCCTTCGCGCTCATAAATGCGTAAATGTGACGTGCTGTCTTGCCAGACACTTCGCGTCCCTTGCGAAGCGATTCCCAACCGTTAACAGCGTCAGCCACTTTCTCAGAGATGGACCGGTGTCCGCGATAGGTGAACAAGTAGCCGTTTGACTTGAGGTCGTTAGCTACTGGCGATAATTGGTATCCGGCCTGTGACAGAATGAGCCACGATCCGTCAGCCATGTCGATCCCGTCGATGGTTGCGATGCGTGTAACTTGCCCGCTATCTGATTTAGGCTCGTAGCGTTTAGGAAACCGACGCGCAATCCGGTTAGAAATGTTCTCTGCCACGGCATGTACAGAAGATGGTACACGATAGGACTGAGCAAGAATCTCAGATCCGCCGTCCAGATTAATAAAGTGATCGACATCTGCCCCTGCCCAACGGTAGATGGCTTGGTCGTCATCTCCCGCGCAGTACATTTTGTCGGACATGTCATCCAGAATATGTGCGATGTCCCACTGAAGTGGTGACAAATCCTGTGCTTCATCCAAAAACGTCAGCTTGAAACGATTCTTAAACGTCGGTGCTTGATCCACAAACAGTTCTAGCATGTCCGTAAAATCGACAAGGCTGTACATAGTTTTGTATTTTGTTAGCGACTTATCTACATAATTGACGGTGTTCCAGTCATACGACAGTTCGCTTTCGTTGTACTGATCCCGCAAGGGGATCTTCCGAAGTCGAGCAAGGTTAATTAGCCCAAGCAGTGGATCGTTGGTTTTGGCCAAATCCATGAAGTCGTCTGAACCGTGCGTTGAGCCAAACAGTTCTACGCCAATGGCGTGGCTCAGTTCCTTGTAATGCTCTGGTTGCATGATCTGATCAGAACTAATGTCTGTCATCGATAGCGCAAGGCTGTGCAAGGTGCGGAAGTAGACAAGGTCGTTCTTCGCATCAAGGCCGAATCTCTCGGCCGCACGTTCTTTTGCTTCTGTTGCCGCTTTCTTTGTGAACGCTAGAAAGGCAATCTCCTGCGGCTGTACGCCGGATTCGAGAGCCTTGTCTACCATATTCAAAAGCGTTGTTGTTTTACCTGTTCCCGGAGGACCGAATATTCTGAACATCTTTATAATCCCGTAAGTTTTCCCCAACCTTTTTAACAATCTGCCGTACACGCTCTCGTGAGAGTCCAACGCGCTTCCCGATGGCAGTCATCGTCATGTAGTATTTCGTTCTCATTTCGTAGATTTGATAATCTCTTTCGCGGCTATCCATTGTTTTCTACCCATTCCTCTAACTCAGCAAGGCCTTTGACCGGCTCCATGAATATCGGGGTGTGTTCCCCAACGTAAGAACCCAAAATATTAAAATTAAAATATTCGATGGCTTCCCATATTTCGCAGTCCAATTCTTCCTGCACAATCCGGACGGCCAGATCAATGTCGTAAATTACGACTGAAGGATCTCCACAACGGTGACCGACTCCGATAATCGCATCATCCAATCCATCTGCTTTCAGCATCAAAATGGCGCCTCCTCTTGGTTAAACTTCGGTTTAAGATCAATGTCTGCCGACTCAAAAGACGGAATGGACCAGACGCGAACGCCACGTCCTTTAATCTTAAGCACGGTGCTTTCTCCACTGATGTCGCGCAAACGTTGAGCAATCTTGTGTGACTTAAACTCAAAAAACTTATTCTTTCGCAAATGCGCTTCAAAATCTTTGAGCCTGAAATAGGTTTTGTTGCACTCTTCGTCGGTCCAAGGTCGGCGGAGCAAGATCTCTTCTTTATCCTGCGCTTGTTGTAGGTGACGGCAAAACTCTTCGAGATAGTCGTAAAACTGACCCGAGGTCGATGCGTCCTGTGACACTTCCATCACGGCGCTTTCATTGCCCCGCATTTCAGTCATCAGAGTGCTAATCCGGCTCTCCCAATTCTGTTTCGAGGTAGTCCGCGGCATGAAGTTAAGCTGTTCCATACACGCTTTTTGAAAAGTTGGTTGCGATAAGAGCGCGTCAGTGTCGAGCTCCAAAGGCTCCCCATTAACGTCCATAAACCAGACAGGCGGTGTCGAGTTGTATTTGCGGAGGTTCGCAATCGCGGCACCTGCCGCCGCGGTCGCAATACCGAACTTGCGCGTTTGGCAGAGGTCTTTGTTGCAGTGAGCGCAGATGGGCGCGTCAGAACACCGGTAGGCGTAATCCTTTTTTTCAAGTTGCTTCGCAACTGTATTAACTTCGTTGAGTGGTAAGGGCGGCTCCAGATACTGGGCATTATACTCAAGAATTTTACTCTCCCATTCTTCGGGATGCGCTTTCCGTAAATAGACCCCGAGATTGAATAATCCATTGTTCCGTCCCCCTTCAGAGATTTTTTCTTTGCACAGATACTGCAAACACGGCGGTCCATCCTTAACAATGATGTCGGAGTTGTTTGTTTCTGTGGTTAATGCGGATACTTGCTCCGGAGTCTGCACATGCGCGTCGTAGAGCGCAAAAAAGTCCTCCAGAGTAGCAGAGGTGCCATCGTCTTGAATTGCGTAGCGTAGGCCGTCCTCTGCGTCGTAATAAGGCAGATTTAAAAAGTTACCGATATCTCCGCGATCAAGATGGAGTTTGACCTGCTTTGGAAATATCTCGCTGTTACCGTAACCGAGCTCCGTAGAGATGTGTTGCAGAGTCTCCTGCATCAGCTTGGCTTCGATCCATTCGGTCGTAAACAGAAAACAATGCGCGCCACCTGACTTTGAGCGGCACACTACTAACGGTAATTTTGCTTGTCGAATCTTTGAAATAAGGTCTTTGTGGTCCAAAGGGTACTGATCGATATCAATACAGCCCCAGACACAACTGTTATTTTCGTTGATCGGAATGATGCCAATGCCCTTGCCCGATCCGGACAAATGACCTTCCCATAATTCCGTGGTCCGTGTTTCCCGCACAACTGACGCTTTACCGGCGCTCTTACCGCTTTGCGTCGTTTTTTCTATTTTGAAAGTTCCATACGCTTGCTCAAGGCCCGCGAATATCGAACTAAATTTCTCGACTGACATACATAATCCTCAAAAACGAGACGCGCCGAAGCGCGTCCCGCATGTCGTTAAAACGCTGGGTTTGTTTCCGATTCCTCATCAGTCCCATGTTTAACAACCACGTCGCCGGCCATGATGCTTTCTGCAAACTCTTTAGCTTGCACATACAAAGCACCGTCAGTCACTGGCTCAAGACGTGACATTTCCCATCCATGCCAAGAACCTTTGGAGTTTTCTTCCGAAAGAGTCTTAAGAAGATAGGTGTAGGCAAAGCGCGCCGGCGTGAATGGACCATTGGCTCCTTGCATCTTTGCGGATGCAACCATTGAGTTCCACTTACGCGACTTCTTCAACTGCGTTGATTTCATTGCAAGTAACGCTGTCTCCGCAGAACCGTCTTCATTTATAACGATGACGAAATGCTGATGCGTTTCTTCAATGTATTCGCCGCTT